TGTAAGTATGGAGATTTCTTTTTACAATTAGAAATCAATGAAAAATATGGTATTACAAATGTAGCACCACTTTCAGCATATGATGTGGCTAGAGTAGAGGGTCTTGATGAAGAGAATCCACATTATGTCAAGTTTGTATTGGAACAAGGCGGAGATCAACATTCAGCATATAGTCCAACTAGACCACATCAAACAGAATTAGAAAATTTTGAAGTGGCTCACTTTAGATTACTTTCAGATGCTAATTTTCTTCCATATGGTAAGTCAATGGTTGAACAAGCAAGAAAAGTGTGGAAACAGTTATCTCTTATGGAAGATGCTATGATGATTCATAGAATTATGAGAGCACCAGAAAAAAGAGTTTTCCAAATTGACATTGGTAATATTCCACCAGCAGAAGTTGATAACTATATGGAAAAGATTTTAAATAAGATGAAGAAGACACCCATCATCGATCAAAAAACAGGTGAATATAATTTAAAATATAATATGCAGAATATTACTGAAGATTTTTTCTTACCTGTTCGTGGTGGTGATAGTGGTACAAGGATTGAATCACTTCCTGGATTGGCATATGAAGCAGTAGAAGATATTGAATATTTAAAGAATAAAATGTTAGCAGCACTTCGTGTTCCAAAAGCATTTCTTGGATATGAAGAATCACTTGGAAGTAAAGCAACACTTGCAGCAGAAGATGTAAGGTTTGCAAGAACTATTGAAAGAATACAAAGAATCACGATATCAGAGTTAACTAAGATTGCTATTGTTCATTTATATGCACAAGGATATAAAGATGCAGAATTGGTTAATTTTGAATTAGAGTTAACAAATCCATCTACAATTTATGAAACTGAAAAAGTTGAATTGTGGAGTAGTAAAACACAATTAGCATCAAGTATGTTACAAGACGGAATAGTTTCTACTGATTGGATTTATAAAAACGTTTTTAATTTTACAGATGATGAGATTAAACAAATGGATAATGAGATTGTATATGATTATAAACAAAAATTTCGTAGAGCTCAGATAGAGAGTGAGGGTAACGATCCTGCAAAGAGTGGTGAAGCACAAGGAACACCATCTGATGCACAATCGGGTAGAACAGGCCATGAGTTAGATGACTTGGGCGGTTCACCTCCAGGTGGTTGGAATGGTGCAGGAAGACCAAAAGAGGGTGGAAAATACGGAAAAGATAGTGGAGCTAGAGGTAGAGATCCTTTAGGTGCTCATGATAAGAAAAAACAGTATAGTTCGGGCTTAGCACTTGCTCATTTTGATGGCTTAAAGCACAATATGGAGAAGTATAATAAGAAAGACTACGACTTAATAACTGAATCTGAAGAGATTAAAGATGAATATAAAGAAGAACTTAAAGACATTAAAATAAAGTAATTTTTTATATTTTTATATTTATATATGACATACTTAACGCTGGAGCAAATTAATGTTAAAGAAGAAGATGAAACATAATAAAATTAAGAATACTGGTATTCTTTTTGAATTGTTGACAAGGCAGATTACAGTAGATTTGATGGAATCAGATAATTCCAAAGCTGTAGATATAGTAAAAAAGTATTTTAAAACAGGCACACAACTTGGTAAGGAGTATCAATTATATAAAATCCTTGCAGAAACTAAGTACAATACTGAATCTCGCGCAGAAACATTGATTGATGCAGTTTTAGATAGTAGAAAGAAGTTAAATAATACTTCTATTAGACGAGAAAAATATAATCTTATTAAAGAGATAAGAAAATGTTATAATGAAAAAGATTTCTTTAATACAAAGATAAATAATTATAAAGTTTTAGCTTCAGTTTATAATTTATTTACACATAAACTAGACATTGCTCCAGATACATATGTTTCAACAAAATATACAATTGTAGAAAATATTACTGCTGGTTCTAAAGTTTCTAAGACTAATAAAACATATGAGTATCTAAAGAAACAAGAAAAAGACTTGAGAATATTAGCATACTCTACATTAGTAGAAAAATTCAATAAAAAATATTCTAACTTAACTGAAAAACAGAAAAAATTGATAAAAGAATATATAAATAATATTTCTAACACAAATAAGTTAAGAGAGTATGTCGATAGTGAGGTTGAAGAAGTAAAAGATACTTTGAAATCTCAAATCAAAAAAGTAGACGATAGAGTTACACAGATTAAATTAACAGAAGTTATTAATCAAATCGATGGTTTGAAAAAAGGTAAGGTTGTTTCTGATAAGCAGGTTGTTTCTATGATGAGATATTATCAACTTATTGGGGAAATTAATGATGTCGCAAACTAAATTTGATAAACTTAAAGAAACAGTTCGTTCACTTATCCAACAAGACATAAATGAATCTGGTGCACCCGATTGGTGGGCTAGAATGTCCGCTAAACAACAGGATGACTATATAAAAACACATCCTAATTCTAAACAAGCAAAAGATGATAGAGATATAGAAGATAAGAAAAAAAAGTTTAATGCTGACCAAAAAAAGAAAAAAGCAGCAGGGGTGCCAAAATCTTTGACAACAATTGAAAAAGAGAAAAAAGCTAAAGAGATGGAAAGAAAAGCTAAAGAACAAGCACAGAAAGATATGGAAGATGAATTTGATTTTGATTTTGATGAATCTATAGAAGAAGCATCTGTAACAGGTGCTATTGATGGTGGTGAAGGTCCCCCAAAGACACCATTTGCTTTTCGTGGCAAACGTAAAAAAGATAAAAAGAAAAAAGAAAGTATAGCAAACCAAAGTGGTTATTCTATTACTGAAGCAGCTAAGTTCGCAGTATTTTTTAAGTTAGGGAAAGACGGTCAGTTTGGTACAGCAAGTATTTTGATTGATGCAGGTTCAAAGGGTGAAGCAAAAATGAAAGTTGCAAAAATGTTAAAAGGTGGTCAAAAAGCCATTTCAAGTGTTAGAAGAATTAATGTGGGCAAAGCAAAACAGATTGATAAGAAACTTGAATCCGTAAATGAATCATCTTATCATAAAAGACAAATAACAGATTTTATTAAGAAAAATAAAGATATGGCCACAGGATTCACACCAACTATCCAATTAAAGGGGGCAAATAGTAAGACTAATCATTTAAATATTAGTTTTGGAGCACTCGAACAGTTGGCTAAAATAATGATGAAAGAATCCATAAATGAAGCTGACGAGTCTGCTTTAAAAGCTAAAATGGCTAAACAGATGGATACTGTTAAAAAACATAGAGAATCTATGAAAAAACATTCTGGTAAAGATGTAAAGAAAGCAAACGCGGCAAGAGATAGAATGAAAGCTGCTCAAGCAAAAGTTGATGATACACAAGATAAAATTATAGGTATCAAAAAAGAATCCGTAAATGAAGCTTTAAAATCTAAATCAAATGTTATAAAATTAGCAGGTGCTGTTATGTCTCACATGGAAGATTTAGTTGATTACACAGGAAAAGATTATGATAAAGCAGTAAATACTTTTGGTACTATGATAAAAAATTCATTAGAACAAATTTCAAGAATGAATGTAAAACCTCACCCACAATATGATTATTCAGATAAAAGAAGTGTTCATCCTATGATTAAAGATGAAAAAAGTCATTTGAAGTTTCTTAATGATTATAAGAAGTTAACTAAAAAAATGATACCATTAATTAAAACATTGATAAATAAACCATCTAAGCCTGGAATAGTGAAAGTGATGAAGTATTACAACTCGAGTAAATATCAAGAAATGAATTCTGTTATAGCAACAGGCGATTTTGGTAATAATCATGTTATAGAATCTATAACTGAAGGTAGGTATCACGATTACAGAAATGATGACACAATGACACCAAAACAAAAGATTGGTCGTTCTATGATGGAAGTTCGTGATACATTGAGAAATCTTGAGAATATAGTTGGTATGAATATACGTTTGAAGAATGAAATAGGAGTTGATTCTACATCCTATTGGAAACGTACTCATGGGGCTATGAATAAAATTAGTGAAAGGTTAGTTAAGTTAGCTAATAAAGTTGGTCAGTTACATTAAGGTTTCTTGTGAAACTGAACCAAAAACCAAAGTGGCAACACTTTAAATTTCAGCTTATTTATAAATTGTTAGATATTATAACGCTAACCAAAAAATTTTGTGAAGAATCCCTAAAAAGTGGGGATAGAGATAGTTTTAATAAAATAGAAGCTCTTGGTAAGGTAGATAAACTTATCGAAGACTTAGAAGAAATTC